GTTTTTGTACTGCATACAGCGTAAAGACCCTCTCGTATTAGTAACGGTCAAAGATTTGGCCGCTATTTTTAGCTGTTTCCTGGGTGCGTGTGGTGAAACCACACTGCCAATGTCGTCTATTCGACGACCTCCCAAGAAACGCGAAGGCACATACTTTCTTCGCAGTGACAGCCACAAAGGCCACACTGTTGGATCGCATATGCCAGACGAGGAGGAACTCCATTTCCGTAATGCATTAAGTAACCAGATCACTCTTGGAAGAGTGTCGATAGGCTTCCTAATGTAAAACGGAGTCACGTCAACGCCATTATAATAATGGCCCCCACATGACTCACGAAATGGACCCACAGCGAACGATTTCTTCTCATTTATGATGAAGCCCGCTCCTGTGAATTCACGCACCAACGTGTCGTATGCTGTAACAGGTATCACAATATCATCACCGTAAACGGTGACAGACTGTGTACCTGTTTCAGGACAAACAAGTGGTGTGTTGCTTACCAAACAACACGCTCTTGCGAGCGCGTAGAAGATAAGGCTTTCTAGTTCAAAAGTGAAACCATTACCCATAGAAGAGAAACGTTCCCAGCGCCAGATTTTTTGATCCGGTTTGCCTTCGTTGTAGATTCCATAATGTGTTCGAAGATCATCCAAGATTTCGAACCATTGCTGGTCAACAACAGTTTCCCACACTAGCCTTTGGCTGATGAGAGAACTTGCTGTTTTTAAATCTACAGTAGCGTCTTTTCCATGTATGCTCGCCAAGCGAGCACGCATTTGGTTAATGGATTGATCGTTTAAATCACACCCGAACATTTTCAACCGGCGGCGGATATATTTTCCTATGCCAGTCTGCATGTAAACATTACCTGCAGGTTGGGGTTCAATATCACGATCAATTTCACTGTTTTTATGAACTGTATCGACTTTGCCTCCCGGCACGATTTGTAATCCATAATCAGACCCACCTTTACACTCGCAGAATTCTTCAAATCGAAGATCACGCCAGCGTGGGGTTGCGTTGATTATGCTAACAAAGTATTTTCTTGCCCGAGCAGTCACAGACAACCGACGTTTACCATACTTATAGTATGGATCACCATTTCTTCGAGAATGACAAACAGTTGCGCCACCCGTGAAGGTGGAAGCGCTAAAGATGTCATAACTGAATTCACCTAGAACTTCACTTATGAAGTTCCGTGTATACATAAGAACGGCCGGAGAGATATCAATCCCTTCGTCGTTAATACGTTTACAGATGAGTTCAGCTTCGTCGATTTTGGTTAACGCGGCCGTGCGACGCTCTTCAGCAGTGGAACCACCGAACTCAGTACCTGAGTACTTACTCAGAATCTCGGTTTTGAGGTAGTCCCATTTAAACAACTCGGCACCAGATAACTCAAGAGGTTTCAGTTCTAAAAGATCTGAAATAAGCCTCTTAATTTCTGGTGTTTGTTGTACGCTGAGAGAGCGACCTATGGTCGTTAGATGTTTGTCAGTATTGACAGAAACGCCGATATGCTGTTCCATAATAACCCTATTATAATATATAGAGAATCAATCATATGTAATACATGACTGAGATCCTGCTCAACAGTGTTGAGCCACAACTCTTCCATGGGCAAATCGAACCTAATAATAGGTTCCAAGTGCGACATGTATGTCTGCCATAGGGCCGGCAGGATCACAAAGATCCTGAGCCTGAGCAAACAAATTTTGTCGTGCCGCCGTAGCGGAGAGAGGACTAACACGAGATTCAATTTTGATCTCGTCGTAGTCTAGAACAACCGTATTACCGGAAGCATCTGTACCCAGGACTGGTACACGTAACTTCGTGATCATCTTACGATGGCCACTTGGTTGTGTACGAGCTGAAGAACTTAACTCACTTCTGTGAGAGAAGACTCCACCTGGAACTTCGACAAACGTCGAAACGCCGTTGTCACGTGACTCTGGCTCATAATTATGAGCTGCGGGTGTGTTGTCATTCAAGACAATAACTGACTGATTAGGCATAGTAATATCCTCTACCAATTTTGTAGTAGGGTTTCTTGTCTCCCCATAACATGGTTCTGGCAAGTGCCAGGGAATCCATT